ACCACAGCCTTCGTCAAAGTGCAGGGCTATGCGCCGCTCGCCTCGCCGGTCTTCACCGGCAATCCGACTGGGCCGTCGCCTGCCAACACCGACAACAGCGTCTCGCTGGCCACCACGGCGTATGTGCGCGGGCTGCGCCAGGATCAGTTCCTGGCGCCGACGTCGGATGTTGCCTGGGGCAGCCGCAAGATCACCGCGCTCCTGGATCCCACGAACCCGCAAGACGCGGCCACGAAGAACTATGTCGACGGCGCCATCCAAGGCATCGCGCCGAAGGACAGTGTGCGCGTTGCGACGACTGCCAACCTCGCGGCGCTCTCGGGTGCGCTGACGATCGACGGCGTGCTGACGGTGGTCGGCGACCGTGTGCTGGTGAAGGACCAGACGGCGCAGGCGAACAACGGTATCTATGTGGTGGCGGCCGGCGCGTGGGCTCGCTCTGCTGACACCAACACATGGGCCGAGCTGGTCAGCGCCTTCACCTTCGTCTCCGAGGGCGCGACCAACTCGAACAACGGCTACACCTGCACGGTCAATGCTGGCGGCACGCTCGGCACCACGGCCGTGACCTGGGTGCAGTTCTCCGGTGCCGGTCAGATCAACGCCGGCAACGGCATGACGAAGACCGGCAACACGCTCGATGTCGGCGGCACCACCGCTCGCATCACCGTGCTGGCCGATAGCATCGACATCGATGCAGCCTATGTCGGTCAGACGTCGATCACCACGCTCGGCGTCATCGCGATCGGCACATGGAATGGCACGACGATCGCGGTCAATCGCGGTGGCACTGGCGCGACCACGCTGACCGGCTACCTCAAAGGCGCTGGCACGTCAGCGTTCACCGGCGTGGCGACCATACCGAACACCGACATCACCGGCCTGGGCACGATGTCGACGCAAGCGGCGACCGCGGTTGCCATCACCGGCGGGAGTATCGACGGCATCACGTTCGATATGGGCAGTTTCTGACCTAATGGCCGACGTTCTAAGGATCAAACGGCGCGCAGCTGCAGGAGCTGCGGGCCCACCATCATCGCTTGCCGCTTCGGAGCTGGCCTACAACGAGCGGACCGACATCCTCTACTACGGCAGCGGAAACAGCGTCGGGCTCGCGACCACCATCATCCCGATCGCCGGGCCCGGGGCCTTCCTGGGGCTTGGTGGCGGCTCGCTGATCGGCGGCATCGACTTCGGTTCCGCCCTTGCGAGTTCGGTCACCGACCTCTCGCGGCACATCGCGCTGTACGGCGCGGCCTACGGTTTCAACGTCACCTCGAGCCGGTTGAACGTCGTCTCAGGCGCGAGCATTTTTTTCGTTTCTGGTGGCGCCGACAAGGTCACCATCAACTCGCTCGGTCTCACCATGCAGAGTGGGACGGCGCTGACGCTGGCGCAGGATCCCACGGGAGCCATGCAGGCCGCCACCAAGCAGTACGTCGACAACAGCCCGCCAGGAGAGGCACCGAACAACGCCAACGCATACGGCCGCAAAGCGCTGGCCTGGACGCCGGTGACCGACTACACGCGCGTTGCCACCGACAGCGCGTTCGATCTCAACTCGATCAGCGGCACCGGGGCCGGGCCGTACACCGGCTACCAGGGCGTCTACAGCATCGTCAACCAGACCGCGGGGCTGAATTTCCCACCCGGCGTCACGACGGCCGCGGTGCTCAACCTGTGGAGCAGCAACCAGGGCTGGACCAATCAGCTCTCGTTTTCCCAGCAAGGCCTGTTCCACCGATCGATGTCGGGGCAGGGGACGTTCCGAGCCTGGGAAAAGGTCGTCACCGACACTGGCGGCAACTTTACGTTCACCGGGGTCATAAGCGGCCCAACGCCAGCCCCCGGCACCAACACGACGCAGTTCGCAACCTGCGCTTTCGTGGCGGCGGCTACAGCAGCGTCGGGCGTGCAGACTTTCAACACCAGATCCGGCGCTGTCGTGCTCACCAATGCCGACGTGACGGGCGTCCTGCTGCCATCGTCGACCAATCCGCTGATGAACGGGACGGTCGCGATCGGCACATCGGGCACCTGGGCGCGCGCAGATCACGTCCATCCGGTCGACACCAGCCGTGCACCGCTGGCCTCGCCCACGTTCACTGGTGTACCGGCCGCGCCAACAGCAGCCCCTGGCACCAGCACAACACAGCTCGCAACCTGTGCCTTCGTCGCCGCTTCTGCTGCAGCTGGCGTCGTCTCGTTCAATGGCAGGACCGGCACAGTCACGCTGACATCCACCGACGTGTCCGGTGCGTCGGGCCTGCTGACCTCCGGTGGCATCGTGAGCGGCCCGCTCACCCTCGGCACTAACACCGTCTCGCAGCCACTGACTCTGAACGGTCCCACAAACAGCGCGCTTCGCGACATCTACTGGCAGACAGCGGGTGTCGCGCGCTGGCGGCTGCACCCCAATTCGACCGCGGAAAGCGGCGCGAACGTCGGATGCGACCTCGATCTGCTCGCCTACGATGACAGCGGCGCGGCCATCGGGACTTTCGTAGCGCGGTTCAACCGCAGCACCGGCCTTGTCACGATAGGCAACGGTGGTCTCAGCTTCGGTTCCATCGTTGCGCCGGGCGGCACCACCGACCTCTCGCAACACATTGCGCTGTTCGGCACGACGTACGGCATCAGTGTCACGTCGTCGCGGCTGAACATCGTCTCAGGCGGCGGCATTTGGTTCAATTCGGTTGGTGTCGACAAGGTCGTCATCAACTCTACTGGCCTCACCATGCAGAGCGGGACCACGCTGACGCTGGCGCAGGATCCCACGGGAGCCATGCAGGCCGCCACCAAGCAGTACGTCGATGCCGGTGTCACTTCGTTCAACACCCGCACCGGCGCCGTCACGCTGACGGCCGCGGACATGACGGCAGCGACGGCCCTCGGTGCTCTGACGATCGGCAGCAACACGGCCTCGCAGTTCCTGTATCTGAACGGACCGGCTGCATCGTTCCGCAATATCCGCTGGCAGACGGCGGGCGTGGCGCGCTGGCAACTGTCCGCCAATGGCACCGCCGAAGCCGGCAGCAATGCCGGAACCGACCTCGATCTGATCAACTACGACGACAGCGGCACGATCCTGCTGAACCCGGTGGCGCGGTTCACGCGCAGCACCGGCATACTGACGTTGAACGGCGGCCTCCTGCTCGGGGCAGCCGCTAATATCAGCTTCGGCAGCACGCTGGCGTCGAGCACCACCGATCTGTCGAAGCACATCGCCCTCTGGGGCACCACCATCGGGTTCAGCGTCACCAGCGGGCGCATGAACATCGTTGGCGGGACTGTGGTTTTCGTCTCCGGCGGGACTGACGTCGCCACCATCACCACGACCGGCATCACCGCCAACACGCCGACAGCGACGGCCGGCACCGAGACCACCGCCCTCGCTAACACGCTGTTCGTCGCGCGGCTTGCGGCCGCTTTCGCGGGGACGGCCATCACCGATGCCGACCAGACATTGACCGCGGCCCAGGTGGGCAACGCCAGGATCGTTAACATCAGCGGGACGCTGACCGCCGATCGCACTCTCACGATGCCACTGACAGGGACGCAGAGAAACTGGATCATCCGCAACGGCACGACCGGCGGTTTCAACATCATCGTCACGGCCGGCGGCGCCACGACGTTCTCGATCCCGCCGGCCTATGAGATCGAATTCTGGACCAACGGCGTCAACCTGTTCCCGACGCATGTCCTGTTCGGGGGTTTGCCAACTCGCTTCGGTGACGCCACCCGCAACGCACTGCTCATCAACCCAGGCTTGGCGTCCGCCGCATGCACCCTCAACGTCAGCGGCACCGGGCCGCTGCAGTTCCTGGTCGGCCCGACCGCACCAACGGCAGCGCCTGGGACCAACACCACGCAGCTCGCAACCTGCGCTTTCGCAACCGCCGCCGACACCGCTTTGCTGGTCTCGCCGGCGCTCACCGGCACGCCGACAGCACCGACTGCTGCGACCGCGACCAACACGACGCAACTTGCCACGACCGCGTTCGTGAAAGCACAGGGCTACGCACCGCTCAACGCGCCAGTCTTCACTGGGGCTGTTCAAGTCACCGGCGCAGGAAGCCAGCTATCGATCATCGGGAACACCAGCTCATCGCTCTTTATGTCGAAGTCTGCGAGCGGCCAGAGCAACGTCATCAGCGGCTATACCGGCGCCACCACCCAGCGATGGGCGATCAACCTGGGGGACAATACGACTGAAAGCGGCAGCAACGCCGGGTCGGACTTCTCCATCGCCCGCTACACCGACGCCGGCGTCTTGAACGGCGTGCCGTTCCTCATCAATCGCGCCACTGGCAACACCACGGTCACCGGCAACTTCCTCGCGACGGGCACGGTCAGCGGCAACGGCGCCTACATCAACACCTCCGATCGGCGTCTCAAAGTGGACATCGCCGACACCGACCGCGGGCTGCTCGAGATCATGCAGCTGCGGCCCGTTAGTTTCAGACGTAAGCGCATGACAGACGGTCCCCTCGAGCTCGGTTTCATCGCGCAGGAATTGCGAGACGTGATCCCTGAGGCTGTGGGGCCCACTGACGACCTCGAGGATCCAACCCTCGGCATCATGCTCGATCCGATTGTCGCGGCCCTGGTGAACGGCATGAAAGCGCTGGCCGCGCGCGTGCAACACCTTGAAGGAAGGACACTCCACTGATGACGCAGCAAACACAGCAGCCGCAGGACACCCAGATGCTGCCGGCGATGGTGACACTGACGGTTGCTGACTGGGGTCGGGCGATCCAGCTCATCGGCGTCAACCCATGGAACGACGTCAACACGCTCATCGTGAACATCCACCGTCAGGTCAACGATGCCGTGGGAGCGCAGACCAGTCGCGAACCGGAGCGTGCCACGTCCGACTGATCGTCTGAGGTCTTAACGGCGGCCTGACCCGGCGCGGGCCAACACACGCAGGGTCGGGAGGCGCTCACAGTGGGCATGATCCGCAACGCGGTCTCGACCATAGCGCGCTCGCTTGGTCTGACCGACACACGATTGATCTCATGGCTGGGCGGCGGACCGACGTGGTCAGGCGAGATTGTGTCGCCCCGCACCGCGCTGGCGATCGGCACAGTCTATGCCTGCGCACGGCTGATTTCGCAGACCATCGCGACGCTGCCGTGCCAGCTCTACAAGAACGATGACGCCGGCCGCGGCACCCTCGCACGCGACCATCCGCTCTATCTGCTGCTGCACGACCAGCCCAACGCGGACATGACCGCGGTGACGTTCTGGGAGTGCGTCGTTGTCCACATCCTGCTGTGGGGCAACGCCTACATTCAGATCGAACGCCTCGGCACTCGCGTCGTTGCGCTGGCGCCGATGGTGCCAGACCGGTTGACCGCACGTCGCAACTCTGACGGATCGGTCACCTACTTCTACTCGTGGTACGGGAAGGTCACTGAGCTCGACGAAACCCAGGTGCTGCACATCAAGGGTTTCACCCTCGATGGCATGACGGGATTGTCAATCGTCGGCCAAGCGCGGGAGACGCTGGGCATCTCGATGGCAGCGGACAAGTCGGCCGCATCGTTCTTCAGAAATGGCATGAAGCCATCGATGGTTTTCACGGTCGACAAGTTCCTGCCAGAGCCGCAACGCAAGCGGTTTGAAGAAGAAACGAGGGATAAACTGGTCGGCGCAATCAACGCCGGCGGCTGGGCGCTGCTCGAGGGCGGCATGAAGGCCGAAGCGATCTCGATGAAGCCCGAGGACGCGCAGCTGCTGGCGAGCAGAGCGTTCAGTGTCGAGGAAGTCTGCCGCTGGTTTGGTGTCCAGCCCGTAATGATCGGGCACATGGAAAAATCTACCGCCTGGGGCACCGGGCTCGAGCAGATGAACCTCTGGTTTCTAACTTACACTCTGCGTCCGCTGCTGAAGGCGATCGAGCAGGCAATTAGAATGTCGCTGCTGAACGCCGGTGAGAAGAGCACCTATTACGCCGAGTTCAATGTCGATGCATTGCTGCGCGCCGACAGCGCGGGCCGTGCAGCACTGATGAAGACCATGGCCGAGAACGGCCTGCGCACGCGTAACGAGCTGCGCGCACTCGACAACGTCGCACCCATGGATGGCGGCGACGACCTCACCGTCCAATCGAACCTCTTGCCGATCCAGCTGCTCGGCAAGGAAGCGCAGTTCCGCATCCTCAAGCCGCTCGATCCGAACTTCAAACCGAGCGATGCGCAGCCCGGGCAAGAGCCGCCTGCCAGCTAGGAGATCGATCATGTTGTACGACCGGTTCGCAGCGCCGATGGAGGTGCTGTTCGTTGGCGACGGCCAGCCGGGCGCCTTCGAAGGCTATGGCGCGGTGTTCAACAACACCGACTTTTACGAGAACGTCATCGCGCCTGGTGCCTTCACCGATACGCTCGCGACGCACGCAAGCGCCGGCACAATGCCAGCGATGTTTGTCGAGCACTCGGCGTTTGAGCTGTTCGGCGATCCGCTGCCGATCGGTGTCTGGCAGGCGATGTCGGAGGACAGCAAGGGCCTGCACGTTAAAGGCAAGATCAGCGCGCTCGACACCGACCACAGCAAACGCATCATCGGGCTGATGAAGGACAAGGCCATCACCGGCCTGTCCATCGCCTTCAAGGTGCCCGCGGGTGGCGACGTTCGGTCCAACAAGGCGGGCGAACCGAAGCGCCTCATCAACAAGCTGAACCTATACGCGGTCGATCTGGTGCGTGATCCGGCGAATGCCCAGGCGCAGGTCACGCATCTCAACTCGATCATGCGCAATGTCGACGCGCAGACCGCAACCGACGCTGTCGCGGCCTGCATGAAGCTGCATCAGACGTCGCTCGCCGGTCAGAACAGTCCGACCAACGATCAGCGCTCTGCCATGTGGGGCCACCTGTCGGATGCGCATCGCGCGCTGACCGGCCAGGACGTGCCGTTGGGCATGACGTTGGCGAAGCCCACCACGATACGCGAGTTCGAAACGTGGCTCCGGGAGGAGTTTCACTTGTCGCATTCGCAAGCCCGAGCCATCGCCGAGCTTGGGTTCAAAGCGCCTCGGGATGAGGCCGACCAATTGGCGGCAAGCGAGCTGCGGTCGGAGACGCTCAAGCAGCTGTCGACGCTCGCAGCTGATCTCTCCCTCATCTCCAGCAAAAGGTAGGACACCATGGCTGCTGACCCCAATCCCGAGGTCGAACTCAAGAACCTTGCCGTCGATCTGAAAAAGGCGACCGACGAAGTCAAAACCTTCGCCGAAAAGGCCGAGACCGAGATGAAGAACCTCGGCACCATCACGCAGGAGACCAAGGACAAGGCCGATAAGGCGCTGACCGAAATGAACACGATCAGCGAGCGCCTCACCGCGGTGGAGCAGAAGATGGTTCGCCGTGGCGGACCGGGCGACGAGGAGCTGAAGACGCTCGGCGACCTCGTGGTCGAGAATGCTGCCGTCAAGGGCCTGATGGAGACCAAGAACGGGCAAGCCCGCGTCGCCATCGAGCTGAAGGACATCACCTCGGGCAATCCCACCGTCGGTGCCGGCCGCTCGCCGTCAACCTCGTTGGTGCAGGCCGATCGCGTCGGCATGGTGACGCCACCGATGCGGCAGATGGTGGTGCGGAACCTGATCACGCCCGGGACCACGTCGTCGAACGCGATAGAGTACGCGGTGGAAACCGACGACCCGAACGTGACCGGCGCTGCGGTGGTGTCGGAAGGCCAGCTCAAGCCGCAGAGCAACATCACCTTCGATCTGAAATCGACCCCGGTGCGCACGATCGCGCATTTCATGAAAGCCTCGCGGCAGATCATGGACGATGCGCCGCAGCTGCGGAGCATCATCGACGGTCGGTTGACCTATGGCTTGCAGTTCGTCGAGGAAGGCGAGCTGCTCTACGGCGACGGCACCGGCCAGCACATCCTCGGGATCGTCCCCCAGGCCTCGGCCTATGCACCAGCCTTCGCGCCCACCAACCCGACGCCGATCGACCAGCTCCGACTGGCGTCACTGCAGGCGACGCTCGCACTGTATCCGGCAAGTGGCTACGTGCTGCACCCGACCGATTGGGGCCGCATCGAGCTGACCAAGGATCTGCAGGGCCGCTACATCGTCGGTGACCCGACTGGTCTGCTTGGCAAGCGTTTGTGGAACCTTCCGGTGGTCGATACGCAGGCCATGCAGGTCGGCAAGTTCTTGACTGGCGCGTTCCAATTGGGTGCACAGATCTTCGATCGGATGTCGATCGAGATCCTCATCTCGACGGAAAACGCCGACGACTTCGTGCGCAACATGATCACCATCCGCGGTGAAGAACGCCTCACCCTGGCGGTCTACAGGCCTGCAGCATTCATCTACGGCACGCTGCCCTGATGCTGATGGAGGCCCTCAAGCCGTGGATCAACCGCGACCACGAGGGCGTGGTGCATCCAGGCCAGCGTTTTTACGCTCATGGCATCCGCGCCACTGAGCTGGAACTCGCTGGTCTGGCTGTTCCTGTGCTGGACGAAGACGACACCATCAAGGTCGTTGCGGACACTCCGCCTGCGCCGGCCAAAAAGGCGAAGCCGGATGGCAAAAAGCCTGTTCATCGTCGGCCCTTGGGGGCTCGGTGATAGCATCTATGTCAGGCCGTTCATCGCGGCCACGGCGCAGCGCCGGGATGTCTACTACGAAACACCGTGGCCCGAACTGTTTCACGATCTACCGCTGCGGCTCGTGCGCGGCCAGCGACGGTTGCGGACTCAGATGCGCAACCTCGCGCGTACGCGCCAGGAGCAATGGTTCAGGCCACCGGATGACGCCAGGACGATAAGGCTCGGCTACGGCGTGCTCGAGGTGGCGAACGGCAACGTGGCCACCGCGATGGAGATCAAGCTACCGCCGCTCAACAAGCTGAACCCGGTGTGGGATCTACCAGAGCTCGGCAAATGCCCGTTCGACACCGGCGGTGCACCGCTGGCGATCATCAGACCGGTGATGCGCCGCATCGAGTGGGATAACGAGGCGCGCAACCCGTATCCGCAATACGTCGACGAGATCGCCGGCGACCTGAAGGCCCGCGGCTTCGCCACCGTCGTCATCGCCGATCTCAAGCACGGTTACGAATGGATCGAGGGCGGCCGACTGCCGCCGCACAACGTCGCGCTGACCAATGGCGAGCTGTCGGTGCGGCAACTGCTCGCCGCGGTGCGCGATGCCGCAGTCGTCGTCGGCCCGGTGGGCTGGATCGTGCCTGCCGCCATCGCCCTGCACACCCGCGCTTTCATCATCCTCGGTGGCAACGGCGGGATGAACGCACCGGAGAAGATCATCGACCCGCGCATGGACGCCAAGCGCATCGGTTTCGCAACGCCGGAAAGGTTCTGCTTATGCACGGACATGCGCCATCGCTGCGACAAGCGGATCCCAGATCTTGGCCAGCAGTGGCAGTCCTGGATGCGAAGCGTGCGCCTGCCGGTCCCACGCTCTTCCGCCAGCTCGCGGCGCAGCGACTGACCTGGCTGCCTGAACTCGGCGTCGGCTACTACGACATCGCGGATCCGCTCGAGCCCTACGACGTTCGCTACTTCGCCAAGTACGTCGGGTATCGCGACACCGACCTGGGGCGACGCCTGACCCAGTGCCGCGTCGATCTGGTGGACCGCCACTGGGACCGGCCCGTGGTCGATATCGGCATCGGCGCCGGCGCCTTCGTGCAGGCCAGGGCGAACACCCGCGGCTATGACGTCAATCCGGCGGGCGTGCAGTGGCTGCGCGAGCGCGATCTCTATTGCGACCCCTACAGCGAGGCTGTGGCGGCCATCACGCTGTGGGACGTGCTCGAGCACATTCCCGACTTCGACCGCCTCCTGGCACGCGTGACGTCCCGCGTGTTCGTGTCCATGCCGGTGTTCGGTGGGCCGAAGGAGGTGCTGACGTCCAAGCACTTCAGACCGGACGAGCATTGCTGGTACTTCACCAGCTTCGGCTTCCTGGCCGTGATGCGCATGCTCGGCTGGGAGCTGCTCGAGCACAACGAAGAGGAAAGCAGGCTCGGCCGCGACGGCATCGCCTCATTCGCGTTCCAGCGGTTCGCCTGATGTCGATGCGCTCGGTCACCACCGTCATCACGAAGGCGACCAATCGCGACCTGACGACGCTTGCGACCGCAAAGGAGGAGCTCGGCATCACCGGCTCCAAATATGACAGCCGGCTGAAGCGCTGGATCAAGGAAGAGAGCGCCGCGGTCGAACGCTATTGCGGGCGGCGGCTGATCAAAGAGACGCTGCAGCAGGTCTTCACCGGCTACATCCATCAGACCGATCTGGTGCTGGTGCTGTGGCCAGTCACCGAGGTGATCTCGGTCACCTGGGATAGCACGGTGCTGACGCCCGACCAGTGGCTGCTCGATGGCGAGGCCGGTCTGCTGCGCCGGTTCGACCCAGACCAGGGCTGCTGGATCCCGTGGTTCGATTACCCCTACTACATGCACGGCTACGGCTACCCGTATCCGCACATGGTCACCGTGCAATACACCGGTGGCTACACGCTCGGCGACGATCTGCCGCCCGACATCGAGGCCGCAGTGCTGATGCAGCTGAACGTGCGGAAGTCGGCCGGCACGCGCGATCCAACGATCAGGACCGAGACCGTGCCGAACGTGCTGTCGACGACGTATTTCGGTGGCACGCCCGGCGAGAACGCAGCGATTGTGCCCGCGGCCGCGTCGCGTCTCGAGGCCTATCGCGAGCAACGGCTGTGAGGGCGTTCCGCCAGGACGAGCCTGTCGTCATCCACTGCGAGAACTGCGAGCCGGAAGCAGCGCGTGTGGTGTCGGTTGGGCCGCGCTGCCCCGAGTGCGGCAATCGCACCTATCGCGTGCAGACCGAAGCGATGCTCGTCGAGTGCTGCTCATCAATCCTGCGCCCCGTGAACTGAGAGGCTTCTGATGCTGCAATCGACAGAGGTCTATGCCCTCCAGGGCACGGACACGCTCGACTTTCAGATCACGGCACCCGGCACAATGACCGGCGAGTGGACGGCCGGACTCGAGGGTATGCAATCCGTCGCCGTCGAGCTCCGCTTTCTGTGGGGGTCCGGTGGCACCACGGTGAAGGCCCTGGTGCAGTCAGCGATGGGCCCCGATGGCCCGGCCTATGACATCGCCCAGGTCACGTTCGATGTCGTCGCACGCACCGTGATGTTCGAGCTGTATGCAGGCACCACGGATCTCGTCGATCCTGGTGTCGGCGGCATCGATGCCAGCGGCAATCCCGAGACCGATGGCCTGCTGTGCAATGTGCTCGGCGATCGACTGCGTCTGGTGGCGATCGTCACCGGCAGTTACCTCAACACGGTTCTGTCCGCGCGCGTGCTGCCGAAATGAACGCTGACGGCGTCATACGCGCGCTCACCACGCAAGGTGAGATCGTCACTGTCAAACGGCTGACCGGCACGCGCCAGGTCGCGTTCAGTGTCGACTGCCTCGCGTTCGTGGAGATCGGCGTCGAATCGGTCCTGGTGGGCTCGGTGCAGCAGACCGCTGACAAGATCACGCTGACCGATCGCGAGATGAACGAAAAGCAGTGGCCGAAGCCACCGCGCCAGGGCGACCAGATCGTGTTCAGCGACGGCACCACACGCACGATGCAGGGTCGCGCGGACGTAAGACGTGTCGCCGAGGATCTCGTCTACTTCATCAAGACGCTCGGCGGCTGATGCGATGTCGCCCGAAGTGTTCGACGACTGCATGCCCCGCATCCAGGCGGTGGCCACGCAGTTGGGCATCACGCTGGAGATGCCGAACGAAATTGCCGGGCCGCGACCGTCGCCACCGAAGACATGGGTCGATGTCGAGGTTGCTGCGCAGTCCGCCGGTCCGATGCAGATCGGCTACGACGCGTGGAACGAAGAAGGCCAGATCTTCATTCACGTAATGGTGCCGATCGGCACCGGCATGCGCGACGCCCTGGTGCAGCGCAAAGCGTTCTCCACCGCATTTCGCGGCATCAACGTCACCACACCTGACGGGCTCTCCTACAGCGACGATCAGTCGATGGATCCGCTCGGCCCTGGCGGAGACGACGGCGTGTACCGGCGCCTGACGCTGATCGTTCGCTACCTCTGGCAGGACCGCCTGACCGCACCCCCGCCCTACTGAGCGAAAGGAACGCAGCTGTGCCGCAATTCCACATCGTTGAAGAGATGCCGACCAACTCTGGGATCTTTGAAGAGACCACCCCAGCCGAGGTCATCGCCGACGACGTCGAGAAGGCCAAGCTGCGCTGCATCGATCTCAGCCAGGACGGCAATCGATACGGCGTCTGGGTCGAATCCCCCTGAGAGCAAGGAAACCGTCCATGGAAGAGTTTCATATCCTGGTTGAATCGGCCACGCCCGGTAGTTTCGTCGAGACCGGTGAGATCATCAGCAGCAACGCAACCGACGCCATGGATCGCTGCGTCGAACTCGCAGTGGACGGCAAGAAGTACGGCTTCTGGGTTTACGAGAGTGTCGTTGCCAAGAACCTGCTGCAGCCCGCAGGCGCGGACCCCAATGCACCGCCCCTGCCGACCGCCCCGCCGGTCAATGTCGATGTTCCATACGTCTCGCAAAACGGCGCGGTGCTGAGCTGCACGCTGGGCAACTGGGACGGCTCGCCCACGTCCTATCTCTATCTGTGGCAGCTCGACGGGACACCCGTTGGCACCGCGGACACCTATCCCGTGCAGCCGGCCGACGTTGGCAAAAGCGCGACCTGCACTGTCAGCGCCACCAACGATGCGGGCACGACCTCAGCGCCGGTGTCGAACGCCATCGTCGTCACCTGAGAGCAGCGACCGCGCGTCGCGCGCACTGAAATCTAAACACAGGAGAGAGCCATGCCCGCGACCGCCGGATATCAAGCTGGCGTCGAAGCCAACCAAACGCGAATCTCGTACGCCGTCGAAGCAACCTGGGGTGTCGCCCCGGCCGTCGCCTTCAAAGCGATCCGGTATATGAGCGACACGTTGGCGGAGACGAAAACCCGCCAGCGACCGAGTGAAATCAACATCACGAGGGAAGCCACGCAAGCGGTCACCACGCAGCAGACCGCAGGCGGCACGATCAACTATGCGCTGTCCTATCAGACCTTCGATGACTTCTTCTCGGTGGTGCTGCAGCGCGACTGGCAGGCGTTCCAGACCATCAACGGCATCGCCGGCGACATCACGCTCACCAACACGGGTGGCGTGGTCGTGCTGTCGTCGACGCTCGCCACCAAGTTCGCGACCCTGGCGCAGGGAACGTGGATCAAACTCTATGGATTTACCAACACGCTCAACAACGGCTGGTGGTTCATCAAACTCCACACCGACGACTCGCATCTCACGCTCGAGGGCACCAACCGGGCCGCGGTGATCACCGAAACACCAGCTGGTACCGCGGCGCATGTGCGCGGCTCGACGATCAGCAACGGCACCACGTTCAAGTCGCTGTTCATGCAGCAGATGCTGTCGTCGACAATGTTCCTCGTCTATCCGGGCACCTACATCTCGCGCATGACGATCTCCGGTGGGATCGGCAACTTCTTCACCGGCGCGATCGATATCATCGCCAAAGATGAGGATGGGATCACGGTCGACAGTTCGACCGGCGCCGTCATCGCCGCGCCTACCACCATCGTCCTGGACCCGGTCAATGGGTTCGTCGGCGCATTCTGGAACGGTGCGCCAATGGTGGGCACGCTCGACCAGATGGCGATCACGCTGGAGAACACCGCAGCAGCGCCCGAATACGGTCTCGGCAATCAGCTCTCGGTCGGCATCCTCAGCGGAACATTCAGCGCGAACGGCACGTTCCGGATGTACTTCAACGACTTCACCAACTATAACATGATGCAGGCCGAGCAGACTGGCACCCTCTCCTTCATTCTGAAGGGCTCTACTGGAAACTCCTACGCCTTCACCTTCGTCAATGCTTTCATGATGGTGAAGATGAATGCGGGCGGGCCAGGGCAAGCGGTCTATGCCGACATCACGGTCGAAGGGAACCCCGGCCCGAACGGCGGCACGTTCATCATCGACCGCTTGGCCAATACCTAAAAGCGAGGAGACGCAGCAATGCCCGCGACTGCAGGATATCAGGCTGGCGTTGAGGCCAACCAAACGCAACTCTCGTATGGCAATGAGGTTACCTGGGGTGCGCGGCCACTCGTGCAGTTCCAGGCGATCCGCTACACGGGCGACACGTTGGCGCTCACCAAGACGAGGCAGCGGCCGAGCGAGATCAACATCAGCCGAGAGGTGTCGGGCGCCGTTACCACGCAGCAGACCGCAGGCGGCACGATCAACTATGCGCTGAGCTATGGCACCTACGACGACTTCTTCGCCTCGCTCTGCCAGGACGACTGGTCGCCGCCGCTGAACATCGCCAGCATCGGCACCGACATCACCATGACGTCGACCGGCAACACGATTCAATCGCTGTCGTCCACCTTGACGACCAAGTTCACCAACGTTTCGGTCGGTCAGTATATACGGGTGTCCGGTTTCACGACGATCACGCAATACAATACTTGGTGGCGGGTGCTGACGAAGACGGATAACTCGCACATCACCGTCACCGGCAATGCGGTCCTCGTCGCGACCGAAACCTCGGCTGGGGCCAACGTCCTGATCACCGGCTCGTCGCTCAACAACGCCACGACCTTCAAAAGCCTGTTCATCCAGCAGAAGTTTTCCTCGACCCGGTTCCTCCGCTATGGCGGCGCCTACGTGACACGCATCACGCTTGGCGGCGCCGTTGGAAACTTCTTCTCGGGTGCCATCGACGTCGTTGCGCAGACGGAAATCGCCGCCGCGGTCGAAGCCTCAACCGGTGCCACGCTGCCAGCGCCGTCAGGCACGGTGTTCGATCCCGTCGCCGGCTTCATCAGGATGAACTACAACGTCGGCACCGTCGCCGGGCTCATCGATCAGCTGTCGCTGACGCTGGAGAACACTGGTGCCGCGCCCGAGTTCAGCATGGGCGGCAGCGCCGGCGCCGACGGCATGCTTGGCGGCACGTTCACCGGCTCGGGTGCGTTCCGCCTCTATTGCAAGGATTTCACGCTCTACAACCAGTTCCAGTCGGAACTGTCCGCCGACCTGCAGATCTATCTGCAGGACGCGCAAAAGAACTCCTACGTCATCTCGTTCCAGCAGGTGTCGCTGTTCTGCAAGATCAACGCCACCGGCCCCGGCACGGCCGTCATGGTCGACGTGACATTTGAGGCCAACCCGGATCCCACGAACAACGGCACGTTCCAGATGGACCGCCACCCGCCACCGAACTGAGCAATTCAGAGATCGGCGTCTGATCGGACGCTGATGGCGCGCGCGAGGTTTCCTCCCCCGTGCGTCGGCGCGTGACCGTTGCCGTCCGGGCTGTGGTCACGCGCCACCCTTCCAACCGGACAGGAAGACACAGCAACAATGGCAAACTTGAAAGAGTTCCAATCGGACATCCGTGCGATCAATGATGGCATATGGGTGCGCGTCAACGAAGCCTACGGCGATCTCGAGATCCAGGTGAGAGGCTTCACCGATCAGTTCCATGATGCACGCACCGCCCGCCAGATAGCTGCAGCGGAAGGCTATGGCGGCGACGAAAAGCGGATACCCAACGACGTCCAGCGACGCATCAACGCATCGCTGATGCAAGACTTCCTCATCATCGGCGTGCGCAACCTCGACAATGGCGACGGTCAACCGGTGACGATCGAGCAGTTCCACGAGCTGCTGTTCCAACCCGACTACGGTCGCCTGTCGCGCATGGTGTGGGACGCTGCAGGCCGCGTCTCCGCACGCTCGATGGCGCAGGTCGAGGCCGCAGCAAAAAACTCACCGACGGACTCCGCCTCGAGTTGAACTACGGCAACCTCCGATCGCGTCTCATGGCGCGTCGGAAGCAGCAGATCGCTGCGGGCGAGCGCCCCGATATGTCCGAGACGGACATGCCGCCGGCGCCGTGGATCGAACCCGAGTTCCTGTGGATCTGGCGCGCTTGGCATCGGCTGCACCCTGATCGTCCGCAGTATGGCGGCGGCATGGGCCCGACGGTGCCGGGCGACATCCCATGGACTGTCGTGCGCCAGTGGGCGGAATTCCATGATCTGACACGCGGAGAATTCGACATGCTCGACCGCGTGCTTCAGCGCATGGATGGCGAATATCGGGAGTGGTGGATCTCACGCCACCCGCCTGAGTCGACGGCGCCGCGACGGCGGGAGATCCGCTGATGCGGTCGGTGATCGGCGCAGACCTCGGAGCGAATCTACGCACTGTCGTCCGCAAGATGCTCGACAAGCAGGTGCAGTCACCCGATGCGCGTGCGCGCGTTAAGAAGCATCTGCAGCTGCGCATCGAGGAGATGGAGCAGAGCGGCGTCACGCCGGTGTTCCGGCAATTCGTCAACGGCGTCGAGACCAACGACCTCTCGAAAATCACCTTCCGCGGTAGCACCATCGAGCTGAAGTTCGATCGGCTCGATGGTGTCGCGCGGGCGATCCTGGCGTATGCCAAGGAGATCAGCCCGAACCCCGGTGGCCCGTACTCCCAGGCGTGGTTCTTGGCAGTGAACGGTGTGCCGGTCACCGACCTCTCCCAACACATCCCCCACGACGCGACGGTCATCCTGACCAACTTCGCGCCGTTCGCCCGTCGCCTCGAGGAACGAGGGCGCACCGGGCGCAGCGGCAGGCTGTCAGGATACGCGCGTCCGGAGCTCGTGGTGACCGAGCGCACCCGGCTTTGGGCCCGCAAGCAGTTCCCCAGCGTCAACATCGATCGGCTGTTCGTCGCCATCCCAGGCGGCGGCGGCACCGCGCGCGGCTGGCAGGTGCCGTACGTCCTGAAGACCGGGCCACACCGCGGTGAGCCGATCCTCTACCCCGCCATCCGGCTGACGGAACGCTGAGATGGCCAACGAAGAACAACTCCGCGACGACTACACGCTCAACCTCCAGGCCGAGGACAACACGAGCGCGCCGGTCGATAAGGCGGCCGCGTCGCTCGATGGTTACGTCAAATCGGCTGAGAGCGCGGCTGCGGCGGTCACTGGGCTGGGTGGCACGGTCAAGACGGCCGCTGACCAGATCACTGCGGCCGGCGCCGCCTGGGACCGCGTAGCGCGGCGCAATGACGATGTCACCGCCGCTGCCTACCGGCTGAAGAGCGCGCAGGAGGAGCTCACCCGCGTCCAGGCCCTGGCCGCCAGGGCGCTGGAGGCAGGCGGCGCCGACCAGGACGTCGTCAACCGTGTACTGGCGCAGCAGACCGAGAAGGTGCGGCAGCTGACTGCTGCGCTGATCGAGGTGCGCGCTGCGACCGAAGGTGCCGCCGAGGCGGCGGCGCTGTGGGAGACCAGGATCGAGCAGGGCGACGAGCTCCTCACCGGGCTGTCGGCGTCCGCAGCTGCTACCGCGGCCGCTTTCACCAAGGGATCCGCCGAGGCCGCCGTCTATGGCCAGTCGCTCGCCTCGCTGCGCGCGCAATTCGACAGCGTGTTCAAGGTCTCCCAGGCCTACGAAGCGGAGCTGGCGACGCTCAACAAGGCGTTCGCCACCGGCGCGATCGAGGGGCCGGTGGCGCAGGCCAGGGCGTTGGATGATCTGAACGCGAAGTACGCCAGGATCACCGGCACTGCCGACGCGCTGCTGGCGAAAAAACAGGCTGAGACCGATGCATCGGCCAAGCTGGTTGCGCAATACGCCGCTGAGCGCGCCTCGTTCGACAGCATCTATGCGGCATCGAAGCAATACGAGGAGCAGTTCAACAAACTGACCGCGGCGCTGGAGGCGGGCCGCATCAACCAGGCGCAGTTCGACGTCTATCTCGACAAAGCCAACGCGACGATGGCAACCGCCTCGCGCACGGCACAGGCCTACAGCCAGTCGCACGGGCAGGCCGCATTCGCGACAAGGCAGCTCGGCGTGCAGACCGTGCAATTTTTCTCCTCGCTCGAGTCCGGCATCCCGTTCATGACGGCCCTCGTCGAGCAGGGTCACCAGCTCGTCGACGTGGCCCTGGCGACCGGCACCGGCTTCGAAGTGATCACGAACGCGATGAAGACGGCGTTCGGCGCAATCGCCTCGCCGCTCGGCGCAGCGATCACCAGCGTCACCATTCTCACAGCCGGCCTCGTGGCCATGGCGTTCGCCACCGAGGGCGGCCAGAAGAATTTGCTGAGCCTGCAGCAGACGCTGCGCGCGACCAGGGACGATTACGCCAGCTTGGCGGGCGAAGTGAACGCCGCTGCGAAGAACGTCGCGGCCAGCAGCACAATCTCCAGGCCGGATGCGCGTGCGGCAGGGGCAACGATCGCCGGGACATTCAACTTCGAAGGCACACAGAAGGACATCGAGAGCCTCATCAAACTGTCGGGCGATCTGGCGGTTGTCTGGGGCACAACGGTTCCGGATGCCGCGAAGTTCCTGTCGAAGGCGATGGAAGATCCGGCCAAGGCCGCGCAGGAGCTCGCCGAAAAACACTTCCCCGGAATGAACGCCGCACTCGTGCGCAACATCGAGCGCATGCAGGACTCCGGCCACGCCGCCGACGCCTACGCGCAAGTGCTCCGCGTGCTCGAGGGCGTGAACGGCGCTGCGGTTGATTCGATGACGCCGCTGCAAGCGGCATTGCATCGACTGGGCGAAGAGTTCTCCAGCACGAAGAATGCTGCCGACAGCGCCGTTGCGCCGGTGCAGGGCGGTCTTTCGCGGATCGCCACCAACACGCTGAACGCGGTGAGCAACGCGATCGACGCGCTGAAGGGGCCCGACCGCCCGGTCAATTCCATGCCGATGACGCCGTTTCAGATGTACGGCGGTACCCAGGCACAGGTGCAAGGTCCGGACTTCGGGCCCGACAGCTTCGGCGCGGGAGGCGGTGGCGCCGACCCAGGCAACCGCAACCTGCTGGCACAACAAGCTGCAGAGGCAGCGAAGGCCGTCGACGACTTCAATCGGGTGATGCAGAGGGCGAATGCCACGGTCAAAGACTCGCCGTTTGGCAAGCTCCAGGATGCCACCGACACCGCCAAGGCGCTCAGCGATGCGCTGGCGACGCTTGGTGATCGCACCGACGACAATGCCGCCAAGTTCGACACCCTGACGACGGCGCTCCAGATCACCCAGAAGTCCCTCGAGGAGGCGGAGAAGGCCGTCGCCCTGTATGGCGAAACGGCGACCGACAAGGCGGTCAAAGCAACCGAGGCGCAGGCGCAGGGGCAGCGGGACATCGCCGCCGCTTATGCTGACGGCACTGATGCCGTCATCCAGGCCACGGCGTATGCGAAGGCCTACGAGGCCGCGCTGTCCGAAGGCCTGATCCCCGGCACTGACAAGTTCACCGACGCCGTCATCCGGCTGACGGTGGCGAACGTCGACAATGCGCGCGCGGTCGGCGCGGTCAAGGCGGCTGAGGACTCGCGCAACATCGATGACCAGATCGAGCTCATCAAAGCCGAGACCGAGGCGATCCTCAACAACACCGCTGCGAACCGGGCGAACGTCCAGAGCATCAAAGACAAGCAGGCGGTCGATAAGCTGGGTGAAGCGGGTGCGTCACCCGACCTGCAAGCTCATGCACTGGCACAGAGGATCTCGCTCGATGCGGCCACTGCTGACAAGCAGTTGGCCACCTCGGCGGCGTCATTGGCCGATAAATACAAGCCCGCGGAGGTTGCGCAGCTCAACGAGAAGATCGGCGAATTCGCTGCCAAGCTGCGCGAGCTGGGGCCGCGCACTGAGGAAAACGCTGCGACCGTCGACAAGTATTCGAATGCGATCAAAGGCGCCGAGGCCGAGATCACCCGGCTGAACAAGACGCACGAGGTGCATCGCGCCGAGCTCGACAAGCAGCAGGACAAGGTGCTCGCGCAGATCGATGCGACGGACAAGCTGACCAAGGCCTACGGCGAGGGCGGCGAGGCCGTGACGTTGGTCACCGCGCAGCTGCAGGCGCAGGAGAAGGCGATCTCCGACAACCTCAAGCCGGGCACTGATAAATACAGAGCGGCAGTCGCGCTCCTGACAGATGAGTTCCTGCGCCTGGGCCAGTCGCAGGCAAATTTGAAGGCTGTGCAGGAAAGTAACGACATCAACCAGCAGATCAAGCTGGTGCAGGCTGAGACCGGCGCGCTGCTCGAAAACGGCGATGCGCGCACGCTGATGCTGCAGCACATGAAGGACGAGTACGACGTCCGCAAGAACAACCTCGGGCTATCGAAGCCGGCACAGGACGCACTGATCGCACAGAAGGATGCACTGGCTCAGCTCACGCTGGAGATGAACAACCAGAAGCAGACGGTCAGCTACCTGTCGCAGCAGTTCAGCAGCGCGTTCGATGCCATCGGCACTGCCATTACACAAACGTTCGTGCAAGGCGGAGGCGCCGCCGTCAAATGGGGCAACGTGATGCAGGGCGTGTTGACGCAAGTCCTGCAGGCCTTCGGCCACCTTGCGATCCTCAACCCACTGATGAATGCACTGACGGGCGGCACCGCACCGACACTCAGCTCGGTGTTCTCTCTGCTCAGCGGCGGCGGCACCAGCAGCGGTGCTGGCGGCGCGTTGTCGCTGGTGAGCGCAGGTGGCGGCCTGTTGCGTCTGGTCAGCAGCGGCGGCGGCGGTGAGGCCGCCTCTGGCGTCCCGGGCTTCGGCGGCGGTCTGAATCTCATCGGCACCCAGGCGACGGGCGTTGGAAGCATCCTGGCCGGCGGCGGCGCGTTTGGCGCGCTGGGGTCGCTCTATGCATCCGGTGTGGGCCAGGGAAGGACGACCGGCAGCGCGGCTGGTGGCACCGACCTGCTCAGTATCGGCAGCGGCTTGCTCTCAATCGGCAAGGCGTTCTTCCCCGGCACGTTTGGCACCGGCACCGGCAGCCTGTTCGGCAATATCGGGCAGTCGCTCGGGTTGACCGGCCAGGGCGGTGCGCTGACCGGCATCACCAGCTTCCTCAACACGCCGATCTACTCCGCGGCGGGCGGCTTCTTCCCGACGTTCGCAAGCTCAGGCGTTTCGGCGGGCGAGGCGTCGTTCCTGAGCAGTGCTGGGATCTCGGCACCGACCGCTGGTGTAGCCGGTGCCAGTGCCGCGACGATTGGCAGTGTCATCGGCGGCGTCGGGGCTGGTTATGGCGTCGGCTCGATCATCGGCAGCTACGAACAAAGAGCGCTCAACAAAACCGGCCCAGCGCCGCAGATCGGTGCTGCCCTCGGGGCGGGCATTGGCGTCGCCTCGGTGGCGCTGGCTCCTGAGACCTTCGGCGTCTCATTGCTCGTCGGTGGCTTGATCGGTGGCGCTCTTGGCGGCGCTGCCGGCGGGCTGATCGGGCCCAGGCCGCCGAGCGCATTCTCAAGCACGATGATCACCGTCGGGGACGACGGCCTGCTGAGGGTCGGCGGCACAGCATCCCAGCGGGTCGACGCATCCAGCGAGCGCGCCGGTGCCATCAGTGACGCGGCTGCGATCAACCAGATGCTGCAAGGGCGTGGTCTGAGGATCACCAGCCTCGAGGGCGCGAACACTGGCGCGCCGTATCTACAAATCGGCCAGAACACCCCGGGGGGATTTCAGGATCCAAGCAAGTATAGCTCGTTCGCCGCGGCCTTCCCGAGCCTGCGCTTCTCGTCACCCGACGCGCTCACCAATCAGTTCATCCAGGGGCGCTTGTTCGCCTCGCCCGACGAGCTGCAGGGCGTCACCACATCGCTGGCGGATTTCGAGAACGCCCTCAAAGGCACCAAGGCCGAGTCCGATACCATGGGCATCGCGCTGCGTGCCCTGGCCGGTGTCACGAACACCGGCGTGCAGCCGGCGTTGCAAAAGGCGGCGACGTTCATCACGGCAACCTTCCCCGCGCTGACGGCAGGCGCGCCTGGCTCGTTGGCGACCGCGCAGAGCCAAGTCCATTTCCAATATCAGGATGCACTGAACACCGCGCAGCAGCTCGGCTTCGGCTACGACGAGCTCGCGGCGGCACAGCAGAAGGCCTTCGACAAAAACAACAAGGCGGCGCAGGACGCGCTCGATGCATCGGCAGCGAGTGTGCAGAGCCGTTTCCTCACCGCGCAAGGCACGGTTTCCGGCAGCCCACAGGATGCGATGAACGCCCAGCTGTTCGCGTTCGACGCCAATGCCAAGCAAGCACGGCAGCAGCTGTCCGACACGCTCACCGGCATCTTCGGCGATGCATATACGACGTCGGCGGACTACGCGCAGCGGATGGCGGACAACGACAAGGCCACCGCCGAGGAAAGGCTGGCGATCCAGGTCCAGTTCAACAAGCAGCAGCTGCAGATCCAACAGGCGAGCGATCAACAGCTCGCGGCACTGCAGGTCCGCTTTGCGACCAGTGTCGCTGCATTGAGCGGCGATCCACGGCAGATCCAAGCCGCCCAGGTGAACGCGTTGGGCGTCACGCAGGCGCAGGAGCGAGCCCAGTACATTCAAAGCGAGCAGCAAACCTACGGCGATCTGTTCGGCACCGCGGATCCGAACAACCTCGACAAGTGGATCGCGCTGCTCTCCTCGCAGAACAACGAGATGCAGCTGCTGCAGCAGCAAATCGCCAGGACGAACCTGCAGAATCAGATCGCCAGCGATCAGCAGAACCAGGGCTTCAGCGTGCGCTCCGCCAATGCCCAGGCAGCGCTCAACCCCGCCGTCGCCCCGCAGGCGGCGCGGTATGCGTTCGACGTGCAGGCGCAGCAGGAACAGCAGGCCCTGTACCTCAGCCTCACCGCGACCTATGGCAACGCCTATGCACAGACGCAGGAATACGCGGACAAGCTGCTGGCCCTGCAGAAGGTGCAAGGCGAGGAACGGTTGGTGCTCGAGCAGACGTTGCACGACCGCCAGATGCAGCAGGACATCGCCAATCAGCAGCAGGATGCGAACCTGCGAACGCGCGTGCAAAATGCGCGGGCGCAACTCAGCGGCGCCCCAACGACGATGGCGACTGCTGAGATAGACGCTTTGCGTGCGCAACAGCTCACCGAACGGCAGAGCTTCCAGGTCGGCCTGCTCTCGACCTTTGGCGATGCCTATGCGTCCACGAAGGAATACTACGACAAGCTCGCGGCATTGAACGATGCGCAGGTTGCGGAGATGCAGCTGCTGCAGGCGCAGATCGATCGCGCCAGCCTCGAGCGCAACATCGCCAGCCAGCAGCAGGACCAGAGCTTCGCAACCCGCTACACCAATGCGGCCGCCCAGGTCAGCGGCAGCGTGTCCGATCAGAATGCGGCGGTGCTTGCGGCGTTCGATGCGCAGGCCCAGGCCGAGATTCAAAACCTGTACCTCAGCCTCACCGCGACCTATGGCGTGGCATACGCGCTGACGCAGGACTACGCGAACAAGCTGACGGCACTGCAAAAGGCCCAAGGCGAGGAGCGTCTCGCACTGCAGAAGCAGCAGGACGATGCCCTGAAAAGCCAAGCCGTGGGCACGATCTCTTCGCTCAATCAGTACGCCATCAGCCTGCAGACGGGCGACAAGTCGCCGCTGTCGCCCAAGGCGCAACTCGACTTGGCGCAACGCCAGTTCGAGACCCAGGCGCAGCTGGCATCACATGGGAATTACGCGGCCGTGCAAACCCTGCAGCAATACAGCGAGGCCTATCTCGCTGCAGCGCACACCGTGTTCGGATCCGGCATGGATTATGTGCAGGCCTTCAGCAAGGTGATCAGCACCCTGGCGACAGTCGCGTCGCAATCGCCTGACGCGCTGACCGCATCGATCCTGCAGACCGAGACGCGCACGCAAACCGCGATCCTGGTCGAGCAGCTGCAGGAGCTGCAGGACGAGGTGAAGCAGCTGCGCCTGCAGCTGGTGCAGGGCCAGACCGCGCCGGCGCGTGTCGGATGACGGCCTACTTCTTCGCCATCGAGCAGGCGATCCGCCAGCCGAGTCCTGGCGGCATCAAGTTCGATCTCGGCCATGCCACGCGGCCGCACGGCGCGCTGTCGATGCTGGAGACTGTCTACACCGACAGCCAGATCCTGGCGTCCGACTCAGGCTACTGCACGCAGCCCTCCGATCCGGCGGGCCCAACGCCCTATCCGCCGCGCGTGCAGGAAGCCTTCGCGATCGATGCGATGGTGAACCTCGATCCCACAGCGAGCGCGGTCGGCGCGTCGTGGGGTGCGATCAGGCTCGCCAACAACGACGGCAAATACGATCCGATCATCACCGGCGGCTGGATCGCCGATGGCCAGTCAACGCACATCCTCTACGGCACGAAGGAGCTGGAGAATTTCGACGGGTTCAGGACCGCGCGCAGCGCTGCGGCCACACGGCTCGATCGGACCAACACGCTGGCGCTGGCAGCACCCGGCGCGTTGCGCCAGGACTTTACCGGGGCACTGACGCTCGATCAGAACGCGACGAATTCGCTACGCAATTCGAGCGCAAACGGTGCAGTTCCGGGTACGATCGGTGCGGGTGGCGTCATGCCCGCGGGGTGGCAGACGACCGCTGTCGGCCTGACCATCGAGCTGTCCACCTATCGGACCGCGCTCGCCGGCGGCACCGCGACGGTGCTGCGCCTGCGCTATCACGGCACAACCAGCGCCACCTCGGGCACCCTGATCTACAGCAACGCCGGCGGGCTCTCCGGTCTCCCGGTCAATCAGCCTGTCGCGCAATCGGTCTCCATCGCGCGCGCCGCGGGGAGCTTCACTGGGGTCACACAGATAACGCACTATCTGGTGGCCGCCGATGCAACAGGTACGGCCATCGCAACGGCGCAGCCCAATTTCCTGCCGTCGATCACCACCAACCTGACGCGGGTGTCGCGCACCCTCAACCTGCCTGCGACCGGTGTCGTGCCGTTCTACACCGCAGCCGCAGGCATGGCGTTCTACTGGGCGAGCGGTGCCGCGATCGATTTCACCATCGACGTTGTTGCACCCCAGGTCGAGCTGGGCGCGGTGGCGACGCCGTTCATCGCGTCCTCGGCCGGCGAAGTGACGCATGGCGATGCCACGGTGAACTACATCCCCCATGGCGATATGTCTGGCGCGGTAACAGGCACACCGGGCACGCTGCCGACCGGATGGAGTGTGAACCTCGGTACCGGCATTTCGCAGCAAGTGGTGGCGATTGGCACCGATGCGGGGACCGGTCTGAAGTACATCGATCTGCGATTCTTCGGCACCACGGGCAGCACGCTCACCAACCTGCATTTCACCGGCGCGAACGCGATCGATGCCAACACCGGGCAGAAGTGGTGCATGAGCGTCTATGCCCTGCTCGCCGCAGGATCCCAGGCCGGGCTCACCTTCGCGGTCGGCGTGCAGGAAATGGATACGGGCGGCGCATTCCTGGTGTGGGATGCCGAAACGCAGAAACAGCTTGCGGTCGCCGCCATCGGCATCGGCCGCACCAGGCGCGTCGCGCCGATCACCACGGCCAATGCAGGCTGCCGTTATGTGCAGCCGTCGATGTGGTTCACCTACGCCAGCGGTGTCGCGATCGACTTCACCGTGCGGCTGATGGCGCCGCAGCTCGAGGGCGGCACGGTGGCAACCGCGGTCGTCCCCACGACCACCGCAGCTGCAGGTCGGGCAGCAACCTACAGCGTCACCGGCACGCCGGTGCTGATGAACGAAGCTGCCGCGACCAACTATGTCCGCTCGACGCAGACACCAGGGGTCGCCAACGTGACGGTGGCGGCATCGACCGATGTGCCTGCGATCTACTCGGGCGTGCCGGTGTGGAAACATACGCGCACAGCAACAGGCACCGACACCAACACCGGTTCGTTTGGAGTGACCGCGCTGCCGTCAACCGGCGTGCATATTCGTGCCTCGATGTGGGCCTGGGTGCCGTCATCGCTGAACACGAAAAGCAACATCAGCATCAACATCGAGGGCAATGTCACCGCAGCGGTGAGCGGCCGCGCCGACACGACGCGTGTCGATCAGTGGCAGCGCATCACCGCGACCGCGACGCTCAACTCAGGCAGCACCACGACGAACATCGTCTTTCGCACCACCACGCAGCAGGCCGGGGACGTGCTCTACACGGCCGCGTGGCAGATGGAGCTCGATAGCGGCGCCCCCACGTCGTTCATCCCGCCAGCGACCGCCGCAGCCGTCCGCGACGCCGATCTGCTCTATACCGCGCGCAACATCCTGCTGGATCCGCCCTACGCATCGCTCATTCCGGCCTTCAACGGCGTCGCCGGCTCGATCACCTCCGACGACCAGGAAATGACCATCCCGCTGCGCGATGCCTCGTACTGGCTCGAGCGCCCGCTGCTGCGATCGACCTATGGTGGCAATGGCCAGTACGACGGCAGCGCCGCCCTGGCCGGAACGCTGAAGCCCCTCGTCATCGGCGCTGGCACGAAGACCGGGACGCCGGCCTTCCCCTTCTGGGACGGTCCGGTGAGCAACGTCACGCCGGTGCTGATCGATCCGGCGGCGTTGATCTACCAAGTGAACGACGGCCCGATCGGCCGGATCGCAGGGTTCTATGAAGGCGGGCACGCAGGCGGCTGGCCGAACGCTGGCGATGTCGCTGACTTCTATGACGGCAGCTCGACTCCTTCCGGGCAGTATCGGACCTGCCTCGCGCGTGGCTGCATCCAGCTGGGATCGCAGCCGACGTATGCCATCACGCTCGATGTCAACGGCCCGCCGATCCAGGCGCCGGCGACCAGCCTCGCCGTCGCTTACTACGCCCTGACGCAGCTGTGTGGCGTGCCGACGAACCTCGTGGGGTTAACCGCCGGTGAGCTGACCGCCATCGGTGCCACCGCACCGCTGCGCAATGGCTGCGGCCTGTTCCTCGGACCGCAGGACAATCCAAGCGGCGTCGATCTTTTGACGCGGATCCTCGCGCCGTTTGCGATGAAGCTGGTGTCCTGCCGCGATGGGATGCTGCGCGCGCTGGTGCTGGCCGCGCTGCCGGCGTCGCCAACCATCAAAGCGGTGCTCGATGATCGCACGATCATCTCAATCACACCGATCGATCTGCCAGCCACCGTATCCCCAACGCCCTACAGGATGAGGGTCGGTTACAACGACAACTACACCATTCAGACGAGTGGCCTGTCGCCCCTCGCGCCGCCGGCCTGGGTGCAATACGTCGCCACCCCAAGCAGCGTGGCACAGGCGAATTCGCCCGTCCTCGCAAGTGCCATCGCGCGGCCGAATGATCCGCCCGTCATCACCGGCAGCATCATCACCCATATCGACGGGTTCGGTGCGCTCGACGCGGCGACCCAGAGCGCGGCCCAGTACATCGGATTGTGGGGTGTGCGACGACGGCTCTATGGCATCGCTGTGCCATTCACCGTCGGCGTCGCGCTCGAGTATGGCGACGTGGTGTCGATCACCACTGAGATCGGTGACCTGTCAGGCACCGTGCTCGGTCAAGTCGTCGGCTACAGCTACCGCAGCGAAGACGCTTCGATCGTGCTGAGGATCCTCACATGAGCGGCCCATTGCTCGGCTACATCAACTTCGTAAAGAGCGGCACGGTGACGGCGAACAATGCCGCGGCCAATTTTCCGGTGACCAACCTGCAGAACGATTCCGGCCACGCGGCCGATGGCTGGCAGACCACGATCAAGACCGGCATTCTATTGACCATCACGTCAGCGCTGGGGCTGCAGCCTTACCGCCTGATCGGCCTGTTCCGCTCCAACATGACCTCGGCCGCCGTGCTGGTGTTCACTGTCTACACGAACCCATCGACAGTGGTCTGGACTGCCACGGTCGGCGGCCCAGTGAATGGCAGCGGTCAGGTCGTGGTCGACACCGGCGGCGTCATCGGTGACTACGCCACCGTCCTCATCAACGACGCGGGCAACCCCCAGCCGTACGTCAACGTGGCATTGGCCTACGCTGGGCCCGCCTGGAGCCCGCTCTCCAATTTCTCGCTGGCCACCAGCTACGGCCGTGACGTCACCACCGATGAAATGATCTCGCACGGCGGCCAGGAATACCCGGTCTATCGGTACCAGCGGCGTCGCTGGGATCTCGACATGCAGGGCGTCCGCACCTCGAGCGAGCTGTGGCCGATCCTCGATGCGATGATGCGCATCGCCGCACCCGGCGCGAACATTCTCGTGGTGCCCGACTTTGGCTCGGCCGACATGACGACCGAGGCATCATTCGGTCGCATCAAACAGACGGCGGATGTCAAATACCCGTTGGGCACTGCCGATCGCCGTTCCTGGTCAGGCCAGCACACCGAACGGGTCTGAGCGAGGTATCATGGCAGAGAAAACCGGCAACCTGATCCTGGAGCTGGTGCCTGCGCCTGGCACCGGCAGCTTCACGTTGGGAACGCCCGCGCCGAACCGGCTGCCGTGGTCGTTCGGCGAGGGGATTTATTGGACCTCGGGGGCGCAGCTCTACTACTTCGCCGACGACACCGCGCAGCAGGAATGGGGCTACGGCACCTACACCAGCGGCAGGCTGACGCGCGATCAGGTGCTGTGGAATTCCAACAGCAGCAACGCGCGGCTCAACTTCGGGACCAAGCCAGTCTACCTCTATCCGGAGATCCCGGCGGAACGGCAAGTGTATCGCGATCCGGCCTCCGGGCGGCTGATCGCGGCCTACGACATCACCAGCCCGACGCAGAACCTGGGTCCGCTTGCGGGCCATCGCAACCGCCTCATCAACGCCGGGTTCCAGATCAACCAGCGGAACTATGCCGGTGCCGCCACCGCCGCAGGCCTCTACATGCACGACCGCTGGAAGGCGGGTGCGGGCGGCTGCACCTACAGCACCAACCCGCTGTTCCCGGGCTCCACGATCACCATCACCGCGGGGACGCTGCAGCAGGTGATCAATGCCGTGCAGATGGACGGTGGGACTTACACGCTGTCCTGGACCGGCACGGCCACGGCGCGGGTCGATGCCAGTGCCTACAGCGCGAGCCCGCTGACGGTGACCGGCCTCGCCGCCGGCGTGACCCACACCGTCGAGTTCAATACCGGCACTGTCCGCTACCCGCAGTTCGAGCCCGGCGACGTCGCCACGAAATGGGAGATCCGGCACGACGAGCAGGCGCTGTGCGACCTCTACTACAGCTGGGGAAATTTCAACTACCAGGGCTGGAACGGCGGAAGCAATCCGATGGTGTTCACTATCAGCCTGCCACAGAAGATGCGCGCCAACCCGACGCTGACGCTCAACGTGAGCACCATCACCAATCTCACCGGCCCCACACTGACGGCGTTGAACAGCCGCGATCTGGCGCTCTCCGTCTTCGGGGTGGCGGCCAATCCCTTCACGTTGTTCGGCAGCTACACCGCGTCGAACGAGCTTTAGTTCGCGAGGTGCACGAGGTCGTCAGCCCACAGGTCGAGTTTCATACTCTCGCCGACGGTGCGGGTGAGGAGCACCAGGATGCGGCCTTCCTCGGCGCGTATCACGCTTTTGACGTTCCACAGCCGGCCATCCTCCAGACGCACGTTGTCGGAGGAGCTGAGGTTGGCGGCGCGGCGCAGGATCATCGGTCAATTTCCCGATCGGCGTTGGTGTCATAGTTGACACGACAATGACCATCACTGTGAATGCCAGCATCAAAACGACGATCAAGGCTTTCCCTCCTGGGGAGGCGTTGCTTATTCGCAACACAGTAGGCCATGAACGTGCGAGATGCAAACTGAACCTTCACTCGGTCCGTGCTGTGGATGCGAGCGCGACGACGGCACCACGCACACCATCGTTATGCTCGGTTTTCGCAACAAGGTGCCTGGGCACGGCTGGGGCTGCGTCGTCTGCCACCTGCCCTTCGACGGGACGAGCGCGGTCCTCTGCGATGAATGCACCGCCCGGATGGAACGCGGCGAGGATGTGATCCGCTTCGCATGTCGCGGCTATCCGGACACCGAGGGCCGTGCACCGATAGGCAAATTCACTGAGCCATTTGAGCATGATCTCACCATCGAGCATTGAGACATCGAGGTCGTGCCAGCACTCGTCGTGGCGCAGGATGTATTGACACGCGCCAGGACAACGCCGACGCGGATGCCGATGGCACTGCGGCAATGGTTGAGGGCGCGGAGGTGAACCTTTGACCGAGGAGCCGCTCTGGCGCTGCGTCCGCTGCGACCTGGAACTGCTATTCGTGGTCGACCGCGCGTGTCCGCGTTGTGGCTGTTGGTGGTTGTCGCTCGATGGCACAACCAAACACGTCGGTGGTCCGAACTGGCCCAAGCCATGATGCGGAGGAGTTATGTTCGTCACCAGTGAATCTCGTCGCTACATCGGCATGGTGATCGGCACCGGCCAATGCATGGCCCTGGTGCAGCTCACCAATCCGGGGATGCCGGTGTCGTCGAAGCTGCGTGCCGGTGCGCCGGTGCGCGATTTCGCTCTGCCGCGTGGCACGGTGATCGGCACGTTCAACGCCGAGGGCCGGTATGCCAACGCCACCGACGGCTCCTCGCATGTCGCGATCTTCCTGGAGCAGGTCGAGGGAGGCCTCGCTGTGGTCGACCAGTGGACTGGCCAGCCGGTGCACGAGCGGGTCATCCGCTTCAAAGCCGGCGCCGGGCCCGCCTGCGATGACGGTGACCGCTTCTGCGTCGTCGAGGCCGTGTGAGGCGCGCTGAGCGCAAGGCCGCGGCCGAGGCGCTGCGGGTGCAGCAGCTGGCCGAGTTCCACGCCCGTCATCGCTGCAGCGTGTGCGGTGAGGCGGCCGACGTGTTCGTCATCACCCCGGTGCCCCGCGGTTCGGTCACCCGGAAGTACTGCATTCCTCACGCTCCCAGGACTGCATCAGACGCGCCAGCTGCAGCAGCTCCGCCGCCAGCTTGATCGCCGCGACGAAGGCCACCAGCTGCTGGGCCGCCCAGGCGTCGTTGGCGATCTCAATCGCCTCGTCCGTTTTCTCCAGCAGCCAGGGGATGGTGATGGTGGTCACCAGATCCGGCCGCCGCCGAACAGGATGATGAAGATGATGATGATCAGCACGAGGACGAGCCCGCTGTAGTGCGTCGTCCCCCAGCCAAGGCGCGGGCCCAAATAGACGCCGCCGCCGCCGAACAGCAGCAGCAGCAGGATGATCAGGAGGATGAGGTTCATGCCAGCAGCCAATGCTGGCGCGACAGCCCGAACAGGATGATCGCGAGGCAGATCAGCACGATCACCAGCTTGAGGATCGGGTCGATCAGCACCGGGCCGCGGGCGACGATGATGATAAGATCAACCAGCCAGCAAGCGAGCCACGCGACGACGCCATAGACGAGTGCTTTCTCTTGCATCGGTACCTCCCTAGGCCGAATCGGGAACACGAGATTCGCGCGACTCGCGTCGCATTCTCTCGCTCCATTGCTTGAGCGCGTTGGCCAGCTCGCCGAAGGCCTGCGCCCGGGCGTCGTGGCGCTTGTAGAACTCGCCCTGCCCTGGCGCCCGGTTCCGATCGCGCTGTGCGGCCTCGCGGATGCTGTGGGCGGTCCCCAGGCCGATGCCGACCAGGATGCCCATCTGCATGCCGGCTTCGAACACCTCGGTGACGTCGCCGCTCCCCACAGCCGCCGAGGCCTGCTTGGTGCCGGTCTCGAGTAGCGCGGCCAGCTCCGCGATTTCATCCACAGGCGGCTTCTGGTCGGCCATGGCGCCCTCCCCTGTGCATATTGCACCGTATTGGTCGCACCTCGTCCACCGGGTTGTCCACAGAGCGGCCAGAGACCGTGCATATTTTTGCTTCCCGTGAAGCACGGGTCAGGAGCGCTGTCATTTCCCCGTCGGTAGAGTCCGAACTATCGGCTCGGCTGGTGGCGGCCGCGATAGCCCATGCCGCGGCGTTGCAGGATCTCGCACTCCGGACAGAACGCGACGCGCTGCTCGGGGGGACCGGCATACCAGTACTCGCACTCGATGCACCGGCGCTTCACCATGCCTGGGAGCGGATCCCACGGCTGCTCGTTGATCTCGCGGGCAAGCGTCTCAGGGTCGGAAGGGTGGGTCATCCGGGTCGTCCCGATGCTGGATCGCACGCTCGTTCCAACCCATCGCCCAGGACAGCCGCTTGACCGACAGCCAGTGCGCCCTGTGAGGGTTCTCGTGAAAGCCCAGGCCTGCGCGATGCGCCAGGACGCCATCGGCGAACGCATCGATGTCCAGGTCGCGCAAAGTGGCGTGCTTGTTGGCCAGCAGCGCCTCGAAAGCAGTCTCATCGTCGCTCATTGAACGCGCTCCAGCTGGACAATCTCGCGGCTGACGATCGAACGAAAGCTGCCATCCTCGCCCTGCAGCACCGGCATCATCCCGACATGCCCTCGCAGGATCTTATCGAAGGTCAGCATCAGCGACCGGCCGTTGGCAGACGCCAGCAGCACCACGCCGGTGACCTCGTCGAGCCCCATGGTGATGATGACCACATCGCCCTTGTGGAACGCCATCCGTGCACATTGCAATGCCGTTGCTGGTTCGTCTACTGTTCGAGGGCTGGCGGGGGGTTCGCCATGGTGGCCCCTTCGAACAACCGAACCCGGGAACTTCAGATCGGCCCCCGTCAGCCTGGGCCGGGGGTGAGCCAATACCGGCGACCCTGGAACCGGCCGGGTTTCAGGTCTCCCCCGGCCCAGCCCCCTACCTCCGTTTTTTCTTGATCGACGGCTTGGTGCGGGCGAGCGTCGACTCGATCGACAGCTTGCCGCCCGCCGTGTGCCCGGGCATGCCGCGCCGCAACGCCGCGCGACCTTTGTCGGTCATCACGAGATCATTGCCCTGGCGCGCGATCCAGCCGGCGGCGAGCAGCTGCTCGATCTTGTCGGGCGGGAAATCGGTCACCAGTTCTTGCTTCCCCAGCCAGGCACCTTGTGGCGCTCTGGCTCGTCGGCGTCAGGCTCTTCGAGGACGGGTGGCGCCGGGCGGCTGAACAGATCGCAGGTCGCCACCGCCAGCACGCTGCCCGCTACGCGCGGGCAGGTCAGCATGTAGGGGTCGAAGGCCTCGCATTCGCGGCAGGGCAGCCGCCCGGCGGGGCAGGCGTCGAGGTAGCCCGCCTCGGTCTTAGGTATCCGCGTCACACGGATACCTTCAGCCCCACCACAGCCACCAGCCCAGCAGCCCCAGCAGCGTCCACATGACAGCTCCGATCGCCAGCCCGATGATCATACCCTTGGCGGCCAGCAGGTCTGGATTGTTCGTGAACATACGGACGTTCTCCTCGGGCAAAAAAAAGGCGGTGCACCCATTGGCCACGGGCGCACCGCCAAGTTCAGACCTCAGATAGCCTCAGCGGCGCTTGCGCGACGCTGCGGCGGCGGTGCCCAGCAGGCCGAGGCCAAGCAGGGCTAGGGATGCAGGCTCCGGGATCGGCGCACAGCTTGTCGTGCTGGTCAGCTCGCACAGCCCGCTCACGCGCGGCTGCTTGAAGCTGTTGAAGCCGAAGGCCGTGCCAGGGATGTCGTTCTCCACCTTGATGTCGGTGATGAACTCGCCGTTCACCGCCACCATGGTCAGGAAGTTCTGGCCATTACCGAGGGCGAAAACGAACGGCGCACCGAAATTGTCGGTGACGGTGATCTTCGCCGTGCCGGTGCCGAAGTCGAGGTTGATGATCGCGTCGGTCCAGGCGGTCTTCTTGCCGTTGGCATCGAGACCGGCGGTCATTTCGATCGAGTTAAGCTGGGCCGACTGGTTGCCGCCGTTGTTGATGCAGTTCAGAGCGCAGAAGATGTCCGCCTGCCCCTTAGCCTGCTGGGTGAGCACCTGTCCGGTGAGGCTGCGGAAATCCACATCAGCGCCGGTATGATCGACCTCACCGTTGTCGAGCACGACACCAACCTGTGAGGCTTCGAACAGGATGTTGTCCTCATTGGCCTGCGGGTGGTTGCCAGTCGTGAAGATGATGTTGGCGGACGCTGGTACTTGGCCCCAAACCAAGGCACCGGCGATGAGTGCGGTCGTGGTCAGTAGTCGTTTCATGGTATCGATCCTATCCCAGTTGGGTGATGAAGGCGGGGGCGGCATTCCCAGTGCCGCCCCGTCGTTCCCAGACGCGGAGTTGCTCCCCGCTTATGCGTCGCGACGCTTGCGGCTGACCATGCCGAGGCCGAGGAGGCCGACGCCCAGCAGGGCCATCGTGGTGGGCTCTGGCGCGGCCACGGAGGCATTCGCGACGCCACTGAAGGACGAGGTGAATGGCGCGATCGTGGTGCCAGCGATGGCGAGGCCGCTGAGGTTCGACATCGAAAGAGTCCAGCTCGACGGCGCAGCCAGATCGGCCGCCGGGATGATGCTGGAGCTCAGCAGCAGCGCGTCGGGCGGATTGGCGACGTTGACCGACAACTGAGAGCCACCGGTGAGCCCGAACGCCGCGTCAGTGAAGCTACCCTGCAGGTCGATGGTGCCCGAGCAGTTTGCACCCGAGGCGACGCAGAAAGTGCCGCTGTAGTGCTGCAGGATCGCCGGGCCGATCGTCGTGGCCGCGTCAGTCGAGTGTGCGTTCAAGGTGAAGATCGCGGCAATCGCTGGCGGCGTGACGACACCGAACAGCTGGCTGATCAGGACGTTCGCGCCAAGCGGGTTGATCGTGGTGATCGTGGTCTGCGTGTTGCCCACGTTGGTCGTGGCGACGAGCGTGTTGAGAGGCGAGGTCTGGCCGAAGCTGATGATCTGCGTGGCATTGGCCAGTGGAGCGGCAGCGACGGCAGCGATTGCCGTGGCAGCCAGTAGCAGGTTTCGCATGTGGTTGTTCCCTTGCAAGGATTGCCCCACCGGGATGGGGGCCATGGGATACAAGCACGGATTGTTCCGCTATGGTTGTAAAGAGTTCAAACAGTTTTATTGAAATATCCACAGGCCTCAAGGGCCCACGAACATGCCCATCAGGCAGACATTGCAGATCCGCTTCACCGTGCGCGGCGCGTACGGCCGGAAGTAGACGCCGTGGCCACACCGCGTGCAGGCCGAGGTCTGGTTGTCGGGGAAATCCCCAGGATCGGGCAACCGCATGCAGACCATCAGATCGGCGGTCTCCGCGGTCGCATCATCAACCACCTGGATCGTGACCTTCTTCGTCATAGCAGCTTCGGCTGCGCTGGCGCCGGGGTGACGCCCGGCACCCGGGGCAGCGGCTGGTAGCGCGGCGCCTCGTAGCCCGCGTCGACCTGGGCGCGGTGTGCGAGGCACGCCCACACCACCGTGGGGTCAGGCCACAGGCCGAACCCGAACCGGCCCGGCCCGCCGCAGATCCGACAGGCTCCGCTCAATCAGGAGGCGAGGCCTCGGGCTGCTTCACCCAGGCCTTGTCCATGATCATCACGCCAGTTTTGCCAAGCAGGACGCGCGGCATCTCTGGCTCGAGCAGCGCCGCGACCGCGCCGCGGAGCTCCTCGATCTGCCGCGCCTGGGCTTGGTTCTCGGCCTTGAGGGTGGCGACCTCCTCCCGCAGCCTATCCTCCTCGGTCATGACCACAGGTCTCCCGCGACGTGCGTGGTCGGGATGGTCGGGGTGGTCATCTCGAACACGATCGCCGACAGCGCTGAGCTGCTCATCCACACCTCCGGGTGCGCAGTGGCGTAGAGCGAGAAGTCGGCGACGGCCATCTGGTGGTACTGGTCGAGCGTCAACGCCGGCGGCGGCGGAGGCGGAGGAGGCGGCGGTTCCGTCGTGCCTCCACCACCAGTGCCACCACCATCGCCACCCCCACCAGTGCCACCAGTGCCCCCAGTACCACCCCCGCCATTGGCACCCCCGCTGCTCGGGTTGATGAACGTCATCGAGCTGGTATCGAGGCTCGGCCGGGAGGCCAGCAGCACGGTGCCCGACTGGGCCAGGGGCCCGGTGGACAGCTGACCCCCGGTCAGCCCGAACACGCTGTTGTTGGTGAAGCCGATCGTGGTGCCGTTGGCATCGAGGATGCCGCGGCCGCTGCCGGTGTCGTCGTTGACGACGGTGTTGCCGGTGAGCGCGACGCTGTTGCCGTAGCCGGCGGCGACGCCCTCCTCGGCGTAGGCGACGATGAACGGGTTCTGGGTTGCGCCACCCTGCTCGATCACGTTGTTGGAGATCTGCGCATTGCCGCCGTTCGGCAGGTCGATGCTGTAGCTGGCGCTGCCGCCGTTATCGAAGATCCGGTTGCCGGTGATGGTGTTGTTCGCCGCGCGCGACTTGACCTCGTGGCCGACCACCGCGTCGTGGATGTAGCTGTTGGTCAGGGTGAAGCTGGCGATCTGCCCGATGTAGAGGTTGTGCGTGCTGCCTGACCCATCGCCGTTGTGCGAGAACTCGCTGTGATCGATGGTGATGCTGCCGTTCGGATCCGCCGCGCCCAGGATGCCGTCCTGGTTGTCGTGGAAGTAATCGTTCGAGAGGGAGAGGTTGCCGCCCTCGTAGCGAATCGCCGCGCCGTTCCTGTCGGGCACCGTGACACCTGAGATCTCGAACCCGTTGATGACGACGTTGTCGCCATGCTCGGTGATCATCGCCTTGCCGTCGTCAGGCGAGCGGGTCTCGACCATCTGCACCTCGCCGTCGACCGCCTGCAGCGTCAGGCTCTTGTCGATCGAGAGGAACTGGTCGGTGTAGACGCCGGCGGCGACGTCGATCGTGTCGCCAGGGTTAGCGGCGTTTATCGCAGCCTGGATGGACTGGCCTACGGCCACGTTCAGCACAGTCATGTTCGCTCCTGTGGTTGGTTGCGGATCAGCTCGACTAAATGGCGGAGCCATTGAGCTGCGTCGGTTGGGGTCAGCGCGCCCCGCTCGAGAAGGGTGGCAATGTCGCTGAGCGCATTGGCCATCGATCTCGGGACCATAGCAGGCTGCGCCTTCGGTGTGTGGCTGGCTCCTGCCACCCCGACCGGACGATCCTCCTCATCGGTTGATTTCATTCAAGCTGCCATAGTCGGTTCGCGTGGATCTGCGGGCATTGGGTTCGCGTCTCCCTCGTCGGTTATCTCGCTATGCTTAGCCGAGGTTAGCTCGGGCTCGGGGGCAGCAATCGCCTTCACCTTCGCCGGCCGAGGCTTTCGCTCGGGCAGCCCGCGGGCCTCCCTGACGCGCTCACCGACCAGGGCCTTCAGCCCTGGCACCCCCTTGCCGCCGGTGGCCGACAGGACCGCTGCAGAGGCGTGCAGCAGGGCGTTGAGATCCCCCTCCGCAGGATCCTTGCGCTGTTTAGCGCGGCCCGGCTTAACGTCGATAACCTCGCCGCCGATGCCGTAGGTGTTGAAGTAGTTGACCAGCCAGACCGGGACCGTGACGTGGGCCTCGTAGGCGGCGGCGTTGATCTTCTCGCGGAGCTCGACTGGGAAGTCCTTCACCAGCCAGGATTTCACGTTGGGGGCCATTTGGTAATGTTTACCTCGCTAAGCGCATAGCCGAGGTTAGCCGCGAATTCTTCTTGTTTGCAAGCTGCACGTTTTCCTTGCAAGCTATTGGAATTGCCCCGAGTCGCGGGGCGGCGGAGTGATCCGAATGGCCTAGAAAAGCGAAGGCCGACCCCGAAGGACCGGCCTCCCTCCCTGGCAGGGGAAAACTGACGAACTGACAGTTGTCAGTCTTCCCCAACTCCGTGCCGATTGCAAGCCTCGAAAGAGGGGGGGG